ACTAGATCTATGGCCCAAGTTTCTCAGGTTACCCCCGAACTCTGGACTAAGTTAATAGATAAAGCCGAAAAGGAGAAGGGGGAGGTCGTCGTAGATAGTGTAATACCTCAAATAGAGTCAGGGCCTTATCAATCTAATATCTCCACAGTACTGACTGCATTAAACCAGTTGTTGAAAAGGGCTGACAGGGATCAGCTAACCGAAGAGGCACTACAAGGTATATTAGTAACCACAGAGGAACAGAAGAATATATTTAGTAAGTTTTCAGGCAGCGTGCTTGTGTCCGAAGACCTCTACAAAATAGTTAGGTCTAAAATAGAGGAGTTTGATACCGTCTCCGGTGATAAGCTTATTAAAACTGTAGACGATTTAATCCGAGAATTAAATAAGGTTAAATGGGGAGATTTTGGTACCTCTATTAGAAACTTAACAGAGGCGTATAAAGCTCCTGTCAGGGAAGAGGACGGTAGTGTAACTCCTGGGGGCTTTGCTATGCACGGGTTCACTCCTGCAGTAGGTAAGGCAATGCAAGAGGGCATGAGTGCCCTTGCATCCGCCAGAGCCAAAGATGGGAGATTTGGGGTAGATGTTGCAAGATTTGATGGGGAGTCCCTTAAAGCAGCGTCTGATAAGATTAATGCTGCTATTGCAGGTGGATTCTTAAAAATTCTAGGGTTTGATGGGGAGTCCCTGAAGCAGGCATCTTCTGATTTAAGTAGTGCGTTCCAGGAAGGAGCTTTCAAAGTAGACGTACAAAACTTTGCAGACTTTGACATTGGGTCTAGTATTGATAAATCTATAGGAGGATTTTTCAATACTAACCAGATAGACCCTGCGGTAGAAGCAGGCAAGGAGCTAACAGGCGCTGCATTAGAGGGTATGGAGGCTTTAAGTAAGAAGGGGTCCGCGTACACACACGACATTCACTCAGAGGCATTATTAGAGAGAATCGCAAACATATTGGAGTCTAACACTCCTATTACTGCGGAGCAATTCGCTGCAGCAAGTGTAGCAGGAGCCGGAGGTTCAGATAAACCTATAAAGTACCAGCAATGGAAAGACGGTAATTGGAAACTAGGGGGGCAAGGCGGGAGATTCGCAGACGGGAAGCCAGGTATGACAACTGGGGGGCGGGGCATGGCGAATCTAGATGCTATGAGGGACAAGCCTCAGTTCCAAAGCACAAAGGCATGGCTTGATGACTACTCTGGAAAGTCTAATAACGGTAAAGGCAGCGTAGGAGCTCATAAAACTGGGTCAGGCTTCCCTAAGAGCAATGCTACCCCCTATTCTATGTCAGGAGCAATTAATGAAACTAGAATAGCACAGCACGCCGAAGCTATTAAAATGAATCAAGTTAAGGACCTTAAGATAAAAGGGGTAGACCAAGCTATTAAAGATATCGCTAAGAAGATGGATATGAATAATGAACTAAGAAGAATTAGTGCAAAAAATCATACCAACCCAGATATTGAACAATCAAGAGCTATAAAGCCTTACCTTACAAAGGCAGGAGCGGCAGAAGAAAAGGCAAAGCTAGTAAAAAGCATAAGAGATAGTCTAGTTAAAAGTACTTCTGCAGCAAATGCCGCATCAGCCGCATCTGAGGCTAACTTCTTTGCTAAACTTGCAGAATGGTGGAATAAGGGACGAAGTGGTACAGAATCTACTAGAAACTGGATGGGCAGTGGAGGCCTAATAGCGGATGACGCCAGTAAGATGGCGCATACAACCAAAGCATTTAAAGAGGGCACCACTAGCGCTGCAACCTTAAGACCTTGGAAAGCCTTCCTAGATATGGATATTCTGAAGACAGGTCCTACCCCTGCAGTTAGACAAGCCTTCGAGAGAACATTAGGTCCTATACTTAGATTCTTGGAAAAGGCCAACCCGTATTTTTTAGCTTTAGAGACAATGACTATATCAGGGAGTACTCCTTCAAGTCAAAAGTTGGGGCAACCTCAAGCTAATATTGACAGTTATAAAATACAGCAAAGTAATGCGTTTACTACAGAAGCTGAGCACTTAATGCTACAAAAGCTAATAGATGCGCAACAGCTTATACTAGATAAAATGCCTGATAAAGAAACAGCTGAGTTAGCAAACTCAGCTCTAGCACATGCAGACGACGGCCCCGGTAATTCTTTAGGGATTAACCTACATAACCCTGAGTCCCTTACCAATACTAGCTTAGGTATAGCAGCAGATGCCTCTGCAACTGCTAAGCAGGGGATAAGACAGTTAGTGACCTCGGGGGAGATAAATACCAGAAGTTTAGCTGCATCCTTTGCGGGGTCTGTTGCAGGTAAAGCAACAGATAAAGCAGTAGACGCAATCTGGGGCTGGGGCATGAGCTTCTTCGCAAAAGGGGGGATAGCCCCCGGGGGCTTCAGAGCTTTCGCAAACGGTGGAACAGTCAAGCAACCTACCTTAGGTTTAATTGGGGAAGGTAAGTATAACGAAGCAGTAGTCCCTTTACCCGACGGAAAATCTATACCGGTTACTGGAAGTACGGGGTCTACTGAAAACAACATTACTGTAAATGTTACGGTAGATAGTGCAGGGAATGCTAAAACAGACTCAAAGTCTGGCATGGATGGAGATAAGGCTAAAGCATTAGGATATATGGTTTCACAGGCAGTGCAACAAGAGCTAGTAGAGCAAAAGAGACCTGGAGGATTGTTAAGTCAATATTAATTATGGCAAATTTTAATACAGAAGTAAATATAAACCCTGATAGAGGGCTAAAAACTGATTCGACTCCTAAGGTGCTTGCAGCTGCCTATGGGGACGGGTATGAGCAGAGAGTGTCTGCAGGTATCAACAATACTGCGGAAGTGTGGAATCTCACCTGGAAGAACCGTGTCTCAGCCGATGCCAATAAGATCGTTAAGTTTTTCGAGGATCAAAAGGGCGTAACTGCATTTGATTGGTACCCTACTGGGTACGATATATCTAGTACTACTACTGGTACAGCAACTAAGAAGTTAATTGATACTTCTCAGTACTTCACTGCTAGATACTTAAATACTACTGTTACAGACAGTGGAGGAACCACAACTACTGTTACAGCCATAGACAGCGCCACTCAGTTATCTCTAGCGGCAGATATTATGGCTAGTGCAGAAACGTATACTTTATACCCTTACAAGAAGTATAAGTGTGATAAGTGGAGCACCCAACATGATATATCAGGCCACCAAACTATAACAGCAACATTTACAAAGGTATTTGAACCGTAATTATGAGTGATAAGATTATACAAGATATACATGGACTAGAGCTAGACTCGGTGATTGAGTTATTCGAACTAGATCTGTCCACAGGTACTGCACCAGACTCAGAAGCTATTCTAAGGTGGCATGCGGGGCACAATGAAAACATACAGGAAATTATATGGCAAGGCAATAAGTATTCTGCTTTCCCTATTGAAGCAGAAGGATTCGAGTTTTCTGGCAAGGGGTCCATACCTAGGCCTACATTAACTGTAGCAAATATTACGTCCCTCCTCTCGGCGGTATTGAGAAGCTACGAGGACCTGGTAGGGGCTAAAGTAACAAGAAAGAAAACTTTCGCTAAATATTTAGATAACTACTGCTATACCGATGGGTACCCTGTAGCAGGCGTGTGTACCTTAGAATCCGGGTCCGACCCCAGCCTTAGTAAAGACGATTGTCTGGATGTTAATAAGAATGGTTCTGTAGGTACTTGGACAGTATATAGTCAAACTACTTGCGAAGCAGCGGCAGGTCCGGGTATATGGTACGTATCAGTCTTGGCAGATGATACTGCGCACTTCTCGGATGAAGTTTGGTACATAGATAGAAAGGCAGTTGAAACTAATACGCACTTACAGTTTGAACTAACAGCTGCCCATGATATACATGGTGTTAAGCTACCTGCTAGAACAGTAGTTGCTAATTCTTGTCCCTGGCTTTATAAGGGTACTGAGTGTGGGTACTCGGGCAGCACATATTGGGATATCAATAATAATACAGTAGTATCCTCATCAGATGATATATGTTCCAAAACCTTTACCTCTTGTGAGCTACGATTCCCAGAATCAGTTGAGAGCCCTTTTGGAGGGTTCCCCGGGGCCTCTATGAAGATGGGTAGCGCCAGATGAATGAGAAAACTTTAGAAGAATTTAGAAAACACACAGAGGGGGAGTTCCCCAAGGAAGCTTGCGGGTTTATTATCGGAATAGGCAAAAAAGAAAAGTACTTTCCTGCTGACAACATAGCAGAGAGCCCAGAAGAGTACTTCATAATTGACCCAGTAAGCTACGCAGATGCTGAAGATACCGGAAAGATTATAGGTATATGTCATTCACACCCCAATGAAGGGTGTGAGCCCTCGGAAGCGGATAAGGTTGCTTGTGAGGCATCAAACAAGCCTTGGCATATCCTAAGCTGGCCAGGTAATAGGCTGCACAGCTGGGAGCCTTTAGGGTATGAAGCGCCCATTTTAGGTAGACCTTTTAGTTACGGAATTTTAGATTGTTGTACATTACTTAGAGATTATTACAAAAAAGACCTAAATATCGATTTTGTATGCCACAGTGGCCAAGACGGCTGGTGGGATAAAGGGGAGAACCGATACTTAGAAAACTATAAAGAGCAGGGTTTTGTACAGATAAAGGATGAATCTGATATACGAAAATATGATATATTTTTAATAAAATTAGTTTCACCTGTACCAAACCATGCGGCAGTTTTCGTCGGAGACGATAGAATTCTACATCATGTACACGGAAGATTATCTAATAGGGAACTTTATGGAGGCTATTGGAGAAAACATACCACGCATCATTTAAGGCACAAATCACTATGTTAAGAAAAGTAAAGTTATATGGCGAACTAGCCGATAAATATGGAAAAGACTGGGAGCTAGATATTAACTCCCCTGGGGAAGCATTCCAAGCTCTGGCCGCTAATAATGCAGGGTTTAGGCAGTTTGTTGGAGGCTCTGAACAGAGAGGGGTAGGCTATAAAGTAATGGTAGGTAAGAGCTATCTAAAAGACTACCCCGAATTAGTCAATCCTCTAGGTAGGCAGGAGTTAAAAATAATACCAGTGGTGTTAGGGGCAAAAAACAAAGGACTAACCATGGTGCTAATCGGCGCCGCAATACTTACTGGATTTTGGATCTATGGCCAACAGTATCTAGCAATGGGAGGAGGAGAAGCCATGGGTATAGTAGACGGCATAAGCGTAGGAGTACAACAGGCAGGCACCTTAGGTACTTTGGGAGCTCAGTTAGCTGGGGCTATGATATTAGGGGGGATTGCAGCAATGATAGCTCCAGTTCCTAATACCCCTGATAGCGCTGATAAGCCTACAAATTATGGGTTTGATGGGGCTACTAATACTGCTAAGCAGGGGTATGCTATTCCCGTGTGTTACGGGCAGCTCATGGTAGGCGGAGCGGTTATTAGCTCAGGAGTTACACCGGAGGATTATACACCATGAGTGATTCAGGATGGATAAGAGGTTCAGGCGGAGGCTGCTTTACTGGTAGTACTTTAATAAGTACTCCAGATGGAGAAACCCCTATTAACGAACTTAAGGTAGGAGATACTGTAGTAAGTTTTGATGATAGATCAACCCTACACGAGGCTAAGGTACTTAAGGTACATATACACCAAGATAATAAAGTTAACCGATACCATTTTTGGGGCGGTAGATACATAGAAGCTACCCCTAACCACTGGGTACTTAACCAATTCAATACTTTTGTAGCAATAGGGTCCTTAGGTGCAGATGACTGCCTAATAGACGAAAATAATCATCTAAGGCCTTTACTTAATATCGATCCTATGGGCGCAGCAGAGGTATTCAACCTTACTGTAGAAAACCAACATACTTTTATAGCTAACGGTATAAGGGTTCATAATGCAGGTTTAGGTGCTGGAGCTATTCAAGGAGCTGGAGGAGGAGGAAAAGGGGGGGGCGGAGCCCCTAAAGAGGACGACGATTCCCTATTCTCTGATTCTAAAGCTAGGGTGATAGACGTTATATCCGAAGGAGAGATTATAGGTTTGATTAACTCCGAGCAATCTATATACTTAAACGAGACTCCTTTGAAGGACTCGGCTGGTAATTACAATTTTGATGATGTAACCTACGCAACTAGACTAGGCACCAATTCTCAGTCGTATATAGCAGGGTTTAGTGGTGCAGAGGAAGCCGCCAACGTAGGAATTTTAGTTACTAAGGATGCTCCGGGGGCGATTATTCGCACATTTTCGTCTACTGTTGTGGATGCGGTAAGAGTAGTACTGTATACTCCCGCACTAATAGACGCGGATAATGACAAGGGGGACTTACATGGTTCAGAAGTATCCTTCAAAATATATTTAGAGAAGGATAACAATGGCTCGTGGGTGGAACTTAAAAGTGATAAGTTCTCTGGAAAATGCTCTACCAAGTACGAAAGAGCCTATAGATTAGATATACCTACAGCTTGGAAGACTTCGGGGTTTACAACTATATCTATTAAAGTAGAGAGAGTTACTGCCGATGCAACTTCTACAAAAGTACAAAACGACTTATATTTCGGGTCGTACACCAAGATCATAGATAATAAGCTTAGGTACCCTAATAGCGCTCTTATGGCCTTACAGATAGATGCTAGGCAGTTTACTAGTATCCCTAATAGAGGTTATGAGATAAAAGGGGTAAAAATAAAAGTTCCTAGTAATTATACCCCTTACGACCCGGGGTACTGCTCCTTATCGGGGTATCGTCGTAAAGATAGGTGTACACAGGCTGGGGGAACTTGGAATGGTACAGCTGTAGGAGATACTTTATATTCAGGATCATGGGATGGTACATTTGATACAGAATGGACCTGTAACCCAGCTTGGATTTTATACGATTTATGTACTGATGAAAGGTATGGGCTAGGCAAGTGGCTCTCCGCTAACCAGATGGATAAATGGTCGCTATATGAGATAGCCAAATACTGTGACGCAGTGGATTCTAGTGGTAATTTCGCAGGCGTAGAAGACGGGTGGGGGAACAAAGAAGCTCGATTTGCCTGTAATATGTATCTACAAGGTAGAGAAGAGGCTTTTAAAGTACTAAATGATATATCATCGGTCTTTATGGGGATGCTATACTGGCAGAAAGGGCAAGTAAGTGCGGTACAAGATGCACCTAAGGACCCGGTAATGAACTTCGCCAATTCTAACGTTATAGACGGTAAGTTTACATATGAAGGGACTTCTAGAAAACAGCGACACAATGTAGCACACGTTACTTGGAATAACCCAGAAGATTTCTATAGGCAGAACGTTGAGTACGTTGAAGATGCTACGGGTATCCAGAATAATAATAACCAGATATTCTCTACTGATGTTGTCGCCGTAGGCTGTACATCTCAAGGGCAGGCACGTAGAGTAGGAAAGTGGATTCTGTATACGGAAAGGTATGAAACTGAAACAGTGACTTTCTCCACGGGTATGGAAGGTGCTGCAATTAGACCTGGAGATATTATTAAAATAGCGGACTCGCACAAAGCAGGAGTACGTTACGGGGGCAGAATAGCCTCAGGTAGTACAACTACTACTATTAAATTAGATGCAGCTACTTCAGTAACCGCGGGTAAAACATACAAACTATCTTTAATTAATACTGAAGAAGCGTGTGTACAGTCTGGAGTTAAGCAAGCCGAAACAACGCAAGAGACCTGTTTAAACGCCCACGTAGATAATGAGTGGAAACCTTACGTATGGGTAGAGACAAAAGACGTAGTTACTATTGGTACTACTGAAAGCATTACAGAGGTCACAGTTACTTCAGCTTTTGCTAATACCCCTACAGCTAACTATATGTGGATATTGGAAGAAATTGGCACAGTAGAGGCGCAGGACTTTAGAGTATTAATGACTAGAGAGTCTGGGCCAAATATTGTAGAAGTGTCCGCACTTAAATACCACGAGGCCAAGTATGGGTATATTGAAGAAAATATAGCGTTCTCTTCTAAATCTACTAGTAGTTTACCTAACCCAAGTGACCCAATACCTGCACCTACTAATCTTGTAATTAGTGAAGAATTGTACATTGACTCAATGAATAACGTAAAGAACAGGGCCACCTTTAGCTGGGATGCTCCAAACACGGCCGGTACAGCAACTACTTACCCGTACATTGCGTCTTATTACGTAGAGTGGAGAAGAAAGGCTCCTGCTATTACAAACTGGACTTCAATGGGGGAAACCTCTGCGCAGAGCATCACTATTGATGATGCACCTGCAGGAACTTTAGAATTTAGAGTTAAAACAAGGAGAATTTTCTAATGATATATTCACCCTATGCCAGTGTAGAAGCTGAGATATACGGAAAACTTTATGCTCCGGAGGACGTAACTAATTTTAATATGGTTGCTCAAGGTGATAAGGCGTATCTAACGTGGACAAGAGTATCTGATTTAGACGTACTTATAGGTGGTTCCTACTGGATAAGACATACTAGTAAGACAAGCGGAGTAACGTGGGCCGGATCTACAGATATTACTAAAACTGTACCCGGTAACATGGACAACTATTTAGCTCCTTTATTGTCTGGATCTTACTTGATTAAAGCACTAGACTCTTCTGGGAATGAGTCTCAAAATACTGCATTTATAAAGTCCAACACAGCAGATATTCTAGCTCTTAATGTAGTGCACACTAGTAATCAACATAGTTTATTCGGGTCTGATACTGCAGATACGGGTGTTAATGACTCTAATACTACTAATATATTCTTCGACTCTAGTGATAATACTATAGAATTATCAGCAGCAACTTTAAGTACTGGAACACATGACGCTTATTACGCTACTGGTACTCACGAGGATGATGTAATATCCTCTGGCACGCATGATGAGTATATTACTTCAGGCACGCACGATAGTTTTGGAACAGGAACCCATGATGATGTCAGATCTACAGGTACTCATGATGCTGTATTGAACTCAGGTAGTACTGAGTACCAAGCAACTAATTTTGTTGATACTGCCTCTGGAAATTTTGACGATAGGAGCGGTAGCTTTGATGATATAACGCACGTTACTAATAAGTTGGAGGATGATAATGCATCCTTTGATTCTACTTGGCTGAATAATGTAGTTAGAAACACTACAGACAACACGACAGCAACGGTCTCTTCAGTAGATAGTGGAACAAGAATTACCCTAAGTTCTGACTTATTTGATGGGTATACCGGGGATGCTTACAGATTAGAAACAAAAACTACTCAACTTAGAGACACTTCGGCTACATTTGTAGCTGGAGATGTAGGAAGGACCGTACGAAATAATACAGATGGAGGAGCGGCAACAATATCCGCAGTGGGCAGCAGTAGCTTAGTAACACTATCTACCAGTTTATTTCAGAATGACCACGGAGATACTTGGGAACTAGAGGCAGGACCCAATGTTCTTAGGGACACTAGCGCAAGCTTTACTTCTTCGCTAGTAGGTAGAACTGTACGTAATACTAATGATAGTACTACTGCAACTGTATCTAGTTTTACTAGCTCAACGGAACTAGTACTATCCTCAGGAATTTTTGACAACAAAGATACACATTCTTACGATATTGAAGCAGGCAGCAGTAAGTTATACGACAGTACTGGAAGTTTTACTTCTAGTATGGTAGGAAATATAGTAAAGAATTCCACCAGAAGTACCGAAACTACTGTTAGTTCTTATACTAGTGCTAACGAGATGACCCTGGCTTCCGGCATTTTTGATAACAAAGAAGGGGACAGCTACACGGTCAATAATGAGCTTAACCGACTTAGAGATACTGGAGCAAGCTTTACATCTGCTTTGGTAGGTAGAACAGTTAGAAACACAAACGACGCTACTACTACTACAGTAGCTACGTATATAAGTGGTACCGAGCTCACGTTAGCTTCTGGTATATTTGATAATAAGGATACAAATACTTATGAAATGGAACCAGGGTACGATAGATTATATGACCCTACTGCCACGTTTACAGACGAGTACATAGGTAAAATAGTTAGAAATACTACAGATAATACAACAGCAACCATATCTTCTAGAGTAGATGGCACGGAGCTGGTACTTTCTTCGGGTATTTTTGATAACCAAGACGGCGAAGGGTATAGAATTGAAGTTCCTGATAATATAATGAGGAATACCGGAGTTACTTTTGTAGCCGGTACTCACGACAACAGAATTATTAAAAACTTAGATACAACTCTAGTAAGTACGGTTAGCTCTATAAACGCTTATAATGATTTAGTTCTAACTGATAATATATTTGGTCAAACGGACCAAGCTAATTATAAGATTGAAGGGGATGTCCCTACAGTAGGGTATTACTATTTTACTGATCAATCCTTAGATTTAGGAGCTTTATATACTAGTAGAGTTACAGGCTCTATATCTAGTACGGGAGTATCCGTTAAAGATTTGTTCGATATAGCCACGGGGTATTTTGATAGCACTTCAGGTTTATTTGATGGTACTGATATTTCAGATACTAATGCTGTAATTGAAACTAGGATTACTCAAGATGACCCAACAGGTACTCCGACTTGGGGCGCTTGGAGCCCTTTCTTCATAGGAGACTACTTCGCTAGAGGATTAGAGTTTAGGGCAAAGCTAACTAGCTCTAATACGTCTCATAACGTGCAGATAGACGAATTAACGGTTACGGTAGATATGCCTGATCAAATAAAAAGAAACGCAGGAGTAACCAGTAGTTCTGGTACTAATAATGGTACAGAAGTAATTACTTATGCTATTCCTTATAAGATTGTACCTACTGTGGGTATAACTCTTCAAGATGCAAACACAGGGGATTACTGGACTATAAGTAGTAGTACTGCTTCAGGGTTCACAGTAACATTTTATAACAGTAGCTCAACTGCTACACAAAAAACATTCAATTGGATAAGTTCAGGATATTAAATTATGGCAACACACGATTATAGCATAGCAAATCAATCATTCCCGGCAACACGCTCGGATTTAAATAACGCACTAACTGCCATTAAAAGTAGTAATAGTGCTGCAACGGCACCTACTACTTCTTTAGTAGCTGGGCAGCTTTTTTACGATACATCAAATACTACTTTAAAAGTGTATGATGGCAGCTCTTTTGGAGCAGTAGGGGGTTCCGCGGGTAACGGGTTAGACCTATCTGCCTCTGGAGTTATGAGCGTAGAACCCGATCTACGAGATGGTATAACTCATGTAGGACTGGATTCAGGAGACTATATTTCTTGGACTAATAATACTAGAACTGACTTTTATGTTAATGGAGCTAATAAGTTTAGAATGGAGTTAGACGGGGATTTTCACGCTGATGGCGATGTTGTCGCATACTCAACTACTATCTCTGATGAACGTTTAAAAACCGGTATTTCTACGGTAAGTAACGCTTTAGAAAAAGTTTCACAACTTAACGGAGTGGAGTTTACACGTAAGAATAATGGTCAAAGATCTGCAGGAGTAATCGCACAAGAAGTAGAAAAAGTACTGCCTCAAGCAATCAGAGAGAAGAAGTTACCTA